GTTTCCATAACGCTCTACTTCTGCTTCATAAATTTCTGGTAAATACTGCTGAGCAAAGTCAGCGAAATTAGCAGGCACTGCACCAGCTCCTCCATTGGCGGTCCATTGTAGGTAGTTAGTGTTAAGTATTTGCTGTGATTGTGAAGGGACTATATCCCCAAATTGTGGTAATAAACTCATTGTTATTAATTTTTAAACTTTTTAATTTTTAGTCTTGTTGAGTCCGCTCCAGAAACTGATTTTACTTTGTATGCGCCAAACCTTGCTCCGTCCACCGGCGCAGCTTTTCTAGCTGAACTGGATGTGTTATTAGATTTGTTCACAACATCTCTAATAGCATCTGCTTTGCCTTGCTCGTAAAAGTGATTTGCTATTTTATCAGCATTTGCACCTGCATACAACGCTTTGTGATACCCTGCAGTATCTTCAATCGTACCATCTTTTCCAAGGAACTTCCCTATAAAATTACTGATGTCTGATTGCTTTTCTGCTATCTGCGAAGGGTTTTGTATACCATATCTAAATTTCTTTTCACCTAAATTAAAATCGAAACCTTCGAATTCGTTGTTAAGTAATTGATTAGTGCTGGCTTTAAACTTTTCGTGATTAGCGACGTTTCTTTCCTGGTCCTCTTTATATCGATTAAAAAAATCCGAAGCTTCTTGTTGATTTCCAGATAATTTAGGCGAGTTCAACTTGATCTCATCATAATACTTATCTTTAGTGTCATTCAAAAACTTACGGGCTTTTGCAACCTCCTCTTTATATGCGAGTTTTTTTCTTCGGATGTCTCGCTCCTCATCTACTTCTTCATCAAACGCAAAGTTATCATCGAGCATAAAATCGATTTCCTCTGCACTTAAATGAGATTTAGTGTTCTTATAATATTCTTTGACTAAAACGTCACGATCTACATCGTCGTAATTAGTATTTAGTCGAATGTAATCCTGCATAGTACCCCCTGTTTCTTCCATAAATGATACTAGCTTAGTAATATTTTCTGGTAATGCGGGTTGTTGAACTAAGGGCTCTTGCTTTATTTCTTCTTCTTTTTTACTTTCTTCGGTAATTTCCTTGATAACTGGCTCGGATACTTCTTCGACCATTTTTTTGCTATCTTCAGAAGATTTATGTACATCCACTTCCTTTGAGCTTGGCTCTTGAGTGGCATCTTGTGGTTCTTTAGGAATTACTACTTTTGTTACGTTACTGGGAATGTCTATTAAAGGTTCCCTGTTTTTAGCCGCTAATTGCTCTTCAGTTAGCTTTGGCTTAGACTTGATCTTAAAAGATCCTTCTGTTTTTTCACTCATGATATGATATTATATAATTATTAAATACTTGTTTATTGGGGCATGAACTGCGACATGTCCATACCACCCATAGCTCCCTGCCCGCCGTTCTCAAAGTCCTTAGGCATGCCTCTAGATTGTCTTTGCTCTATCATTTGGCTTTGCTGCGTGCCTTCTTTTTCTATTCTTTTTGCCTTGGCAGCATCTGCATTATCTTCTTTGGCTTTTATTTGTTGAGACTTTATTTGTTCTAATTGTAAGTTATATTGGAACTCAGTGGCCATTAGCTCTTTTTTAATTTGCGCTTCAGCTTGCATTCTTTGCATTTCAAAATTTGATTTTGCTTGCTCTATTGAAACTTTTTCAGCGGTTAGCGCTTGTTGTTTTTGCACCTCAGCCATCGCGGCTTTTTCGGCAGACTGCGCATTTGCCTGCGCCTGTGCTTGAATATTTTGCTGCACTAATGCTTGTTCCCTTTGCTGCCTTTTTTTCCTTTTTACCTTTAGCATTTCATTAGCCAGCTTAAGGTTTTTAATTTGATTAATATCTATTGAATCTTCAATATCAATTTCCTTTGTTTGCAAGCATATCTGTATGTTTTTTTGCAGCTCTGCTCTTTCTTCTTCATCTGGTTCCATTTCTAAAAATATACCAAAATCATGTAAATTAAGATTTTCAATTTCTCTTAGGGTTTCTACATTAAACGTAGATACACTGTTCATTAACGAATTTTTTGTTAATGGAAAATTTAAAACGTCATTTATTTTTAAAGAAATATTTTCGCAAGTACTTAAAGTTAATTGTATACTGGCATCTTGTATATGCTTTGTAGCGGTATTAGACGCGTTGGCAGCCATTTTTTGAAGTCCAACTAAAGAATCTGGATTTGGCATACTGCCATCACGCGCTTCATTTAAACCCGTTACATCCCTAATCATTTGCATATTATAATTGTATGCAGTAATCAACGCCTGTATCTTGCCTATGCCTGATGAACTTGATAATTCCTGTATAGGAACTTTACCCCTGTTCATATCCCCTTCTTGTGTCATTGATCTACCAACAACCGAACCTGTTTGAAAATACATATTCAATGCCTCCTGAGGGTTGTAGTTCGTACCATTGCCTAAATCAACCTCCGCTAATCCATCTACATCTAAAAACACCCCGTCCGGAACCATTCTAGCCAATACTTGCTGTATTTTCAAATGAGTTAATTGTATAACATCTGCAAATCCTACACACTTACTTATAAGCGATTGTATAACTCCTTTATACATCCGGGGAGCGCACATTGAGTAACTCATTTCTACTCTGGTGGTATCAGCTAACGGCCTAGTCATATTTTCCGACATATTCCATTTAAGCATTATATCAGTACCTATAACTTTAGCTCCTTCATACAACACCTCAATAGATCTCGCCACTCTTTCAAAATTATCGTTTGGAGGAGGATTAAATAGATCTGTTTTTTCAATAGCTTTTTCTAAGCCGCTATCTGTCTTTTTTATTTTAAATACCTGATCAGCATAGGTTTTATATTCGAAATATAATACTTGAACAGTATTATTGTCATAATTTTCAAACCCTTGAATCATTCTTTTGTTTCCTGGAAACTTTTGAATTTTTTCTAGCTGCTCATTAGATATATAAGGAAACTCTTTTTTAAGTTCTGGTATGGTTATAGATTTTACTTCTCCTACATAATATATGTCCTCAAAATGCGGATCTTCCGTATAGGACCAAACACAATACGCCGGATCCACGTAATCAACCACAATACCTTCGGCTGGGTTAAACGACGTTTTTGTTATGCCTATCCCTATGTTAACTAGATCTTGATTTACCCTAGCTCTTACCAAGTCGTACTCATTTGTAGCCAATACTGTGTTAATTGCTTCTTCCTCCGCAATTTCTATCGCTGGCTTGTACCTAAGCTGCATGTGAAGATCTCTTTCTTCCATTGATTCCGGTAAAGCGCTATCCGGTATTCCTGACCTACTTAGATCCATGGGAATAACTTCACTGGCTTTAGCACGGGTCTCTATTGTCAACATATCAAATAGAATATTTTCCGCGTATTTAGTTCTTTTCTTTAAAGACTGCGGATCTTGAGAATAGGCGGATAAATCGTATTGTTTTTGTGTAATACCATTAGCAACAATATTTGAAAACTTTGAAAGTATTGGGACTGGCTTCCAATCTAAATTAAGATAAGATAAATCACCGTTAATAGCTAATTCATCTTTGTACTTTTGCACGCTTTGTTCACCTCTGGCATATAGCCTAAGATTATGAAAGCTATTCCAATTAACAGAATATCTGTTTGATCCGGCTCCTCCATAATTAAACCACTCCTGCTCAATAGCTCTTGACACTTGTAGTCCGTATTCTAGCGTAGCTTTCTCTGCATCGCTAACTACCTGATCAGGAAATGGGCTATTAGTATTTGTACTTACGTTCATTTATTATATTATTTTTGAAGTAGCTCCCTCGTTATTGTATTTTTTAAATCCTAAGGTGTATACCTTTTTTTGCATTGCTGCTCTAGGTGTATACCTGTGTTTATTGCAAGCCATTAAGGCTAGCCCTGAACTTATAGACGCATCATGCTTCGTTCTGTTATTTATGTCAAACCTAGCCCAATCTTGTAATGTTCTTTGCAAATAAACATCTCCATAACCGTCTACTTTTTCTCCTACAAAATCTTCTATATAGGTTTCAATAGCAGATGCATGCGCTTGTTTTATATCTTCACTTGAATTAGGTATTCCTCCTACTTCTCTTTCTGACACTGATAACTTATTATATGTTCTGTCTGGTCTATTCATAGAGTAACCTCTATAACCTCTTCTTCTTATATAATAAAGTAATCGCGGCTTGTTGTTTTCCGCAAGTATAGGCATTCCGTAGAATACCATAGCCATTAATACATCTTCAAAAAACATTTCAGCTGTAGAAGGCCTTGCAATATATTCTAAAAAGAAATGATTTGGAGGGACATCCTCCATTGAAAACTTAGTTAATCCGTGTAAAGCTCCGTTAGAGCCGCCGCCGCCAACGACACCACTAATATCGTAACTGTCACAACCAAAGGCACCCATGT